TGTGTCCCGCCTGTGTTCTTTTAGCACAAGGATTACCAATGTTTTCAAGATCGTGAGAGTCAGAACCCCAAATACATGCTTTTAATCCACCATACTTTCTTTTTACTTCTGCCTCGTTATCTGTTCCCTTGCCAAGAAAATAAACTCTGTCCGAGGGATTGCTTGAAAAGACTAAGCGAGCTAATCGGTATATTTCTTCTCGAGTGGAAGCTAAGCTTGAATGCTGTATCCCTGAATTACCGTCACCACTACTGTTTGAAACTATAATGATCGAATTTTCAGCAAGAACTTTATCTTGAAGAATATCTCTTAATCCTTCTATGGTTATCTTGAACTGTTCAACCCCGGCTTTATAAGCGATATTTTCTACTAAAGAGTTATCATTCTTATATTTACGACCAAGCTTGATTAAATCAGTTTTGATGCATTTATAAACTTCTCCGCTGTAAGTAAATTTGAGACTAGAAAAGAATTTTGAATCGAGGTCGTCTACAATGATCGGATTAAAAATTACATGTAGATTGATAGGTCTGTCCTGAGCCGTAACCGGTAAAATTCGCAATTCTACATTCGGTAATATAAGATCAAAATTAGTTAAATTAGCCTCTGCAACAACTTTTTTATATCCGTCAATTGAAAGGTAATCGGTAATACCGATAACCGAAAAGCCTGTGATGGTTCGCAGTTTATCATAAAAATTATTCCATTTGTTTTCATCAGTCGCCCCTGTAAATTGAGTATTATTCAATACAGAAGCAGGACTGTGAACATGCAAATCCCACTTTCTCCAAATTGATCCTTCGGGTGAATTCATAATTCTCCTTTTTTAGTTAATTACTAAATGATCACATTGAGTGCTTTCATGAGATGTTCAGTCTTTTCATTACTGACACTTTCAGCGCACTTCTTGAGATCGTCAGGAATCCAGTTCTATGAACTACCAAACTCGTTTCAGGTAATTTGATTAATTGTTAATAGATTATCATCAACTTAGTAATAAAACAAGCGATTCAGAAACGATTTTGAAGTTCTAAAAAAACAAAATTAGCACATATTGAATAAGAGATAATCATAGAGGGGCAAGAAAACTCCTACTCCTCTTCTTATTTTATCTTTGTGTTTTCATAGTAATTTGTTATAGTAAAAAGAGCGATAATTCAACGGTTGGGTTTTTATAAATAATATGGCAAAAAAAGACTATACAGCCTGGGATAGACACGAACTGATGTTTCATTTGGGCCGAATAATTGCCATGCTGAAGGCGAGCATATTTTGACCGCCTTTTTCCCTGTTCTGTTTTTGCCCCGGTGCTTTTTCCGCCGTGAAGATAGCAGACGCGCTTTCCTTTTATGGCGACGTTCTTACAACGTTGACCGGTACTTTTTGCTCTGGCTTGGCATTTCGGCATGTCCCGAAAGTCTGGACGGCCAGATATGGTTCCTTGAGGTAGATTGACACTTTTATGGGATTTTGCCTTGCTCTCTGGCATATTTCTGCTTTCAATGTTAACATTTGTTAACATGTCATGGGCTTCGTTCTTGTTATCACGGAAATGTCTTCCCGAAATATCTTTGAACCTATACATTTCTCATCATCCCATGGGGTTCGTTTCTTCCAATAAAGATTTTTCGCTTTTTCCAGTTCAAAGACGAGCGTCTTTTACCCCTTTTGGTTCGCGGCCCTGTACTCAGTCCACCATGAAATTTACAGCGCCCATTGTTATAAATGTCCTTTTGTTTACATGGGGTCCCGGCTCTGGTTTTTGCCCCGCAAGTTATACCTCGTAGTTCTTCAGGAAAAGGAGGCATGTTAGTTGCTCCCATGTAATCTCGCTTTTTCCATTCCTCAAAAACCAGATCACATTCTTTAAAGTGCTGTTTCCAAAGTTTTCTAAGATCTGGTGTGCTCATGCTCAAGCCCCCAATCTCATCCCCGTTTGTATAATTATATGATTTGAAATAATGCTGTATAAACAATCGTTTACGGAAATAAAATCATAATTACATAATCTATAAATTATAATATACTTTCCGTCATAATCCACATCATTAATTCTTGTCATCAAACATCACACCTAAATTTTTTAGTCTGCTGATTGAACCACATATGCACCTTTCCCTCAGTGCCAAATTCCCGATTCTTTTTGACGTATAACTGCATATCGCTTACCGCTGCACCCTTCTTTGCGGCTTTCGCTTTTTGCTCATCATTCGGCCTGTAAAGCACGATCACGTTATGGGCTAGGTCTGTTATGTGGGAAGAACCTTTAATGTCAACCTTGCCCGGTTCATCCATGTCTGTGATTGTTTTTCTGGGGTGCGCTACTAAATGAATATGCACGTTGAACTTTTTTACAAAGTCGGTAAGTCTGGAAACAAAAGCCTTCTGCTGATTGTACTCGTCGTTTTCCGACATACTTACTTTCATCAAGGAGTCAATTACGAAATGCTTGCATCCATATCGCCGTGCGGCATACTCGAAATCTTCCAGAAGTTTATCAGGTGTTATTATGTCTGTGACATTGAGAATATAAATCTTGCCGGTCATCCATTGCAGTGCATCAGCGATTGACGCCGGAGCCGGATTGTCGTTTTCTTTGTGTTGGATGATCGCCCAGCGGAGGTAGCGCTCAGGTGACATTTCACCGGAATAAATACAGGAGCGTTCACCCTTCTTTGCTAAATCAAGAATAACCTGGTTAAGGATCGTTGACTTCCCTGATCCGTTTCGCCCTGACCAAACCGTTAATTCACTTCCTCGCCATCCCTTCAAAACACCGTCCAATTCTTCCCATGCCGTAGGAGTTCCAAACAGTTTAACACCCAACTCAAAAAGCCTTTGAATTTTATCTGTGAAATAATCCGGTGAAACGATTGTTTCTGGTGTTAAATCAACAGGAGTATTGAAACAACCCTTTATTTCCTCTTTGGATATGCCTTTTAATAAACATTCGTTTGCGTCTTTATACGGAAGATTAATCATGCTACATCTCCACAACCCTAACCTTGTTGCCAGCTTTGCCGCGCCTTCCTTGCCGGCTGCATCCTGGTCGTAGCAGATATTTATATGCCGGAAACTTTCCAGGTAATCCCATTCCTGTTCAATCCATGTTAGGCCGCTGGCGCCGTTAGGAACTGAAACCGCTTCAATTCCGTATTGGTGTAAAGCCATTGCATCATATTCACCCTCGCAAATAACGAGAATTTCATCGTCGATGTTGTCTCGATTAAATAATAACGGCTCCGCATCTGTCTCTTGCCGCATTTTCTTTTTGTCGTTAATGTCACGGTATTTTATATTTGTAAGCACACCGTTTTTAAAGTAGGGAAACATGATTGTGTTTTCCTTCGCTCCAATACGGGAATGCTTTATTGTTTCATCATTAAATCCCCTGGCTTTGAGATACTTATAAACCGGAACTTGAACATCTTGCATCTGGGGGCAATCTATTTGAGGACGTACAAAGTTTTTTTTGGGCTGATTCACAAATACCCGCTTTTTATTCAGCTTACCCGGTGTATCGCCTAACTTCTGCTGGAAGGAATAAAAATCACCCCTCACGCCGCAATTATTTAAGTGAAAGCAATTATAAAGTCCGGTAATAACATTAATGGAAAACTTCTTTTCTTTGTCATCACAAAACGGACAATTAAAAATCGCTTCCTCTCCGCGCCGCTTAAACTGTATTCCCCGCCGTGTTAAATAATTTATTATCTGGCTCATATTTCCCATGCCTCTTTTTTCAATCCGTTCTCATTATTCCCCATTTTCAAATACAACTGATCGAACTTTTCTCTTAATTTGCCTGTGCTTAAAATATTATTTTGCCAGAATTCGTCTTCTTGACTCCATTCGATGACATATTGGATGTCTTCAACAGCTCTCTCATCTATTCTGATCATCTGGTCGATATGTAATGCCCAAGATTGAAGATTCGGCTTCTTAAAGTTTGGATTTCTGGAAAGGATTTTTTCAAGAAGAAGCTCTGCAAGTCTGATTTCGCAAGAATCAGACAAGAAGATTTTTCTTTTTATTCTTTTCATTCTTTGTTCCTGTACCGTCTTCCGTCCGTCTTCCGTATCGTCTTCTGTACCGTTCATTTGATACTTGTCGTAATTAATAATGTAAATTAAATTACTTACGCTTGTTTTTTTCTGTACCGTTTTTTCAGACAATTTAGAATTAATTCCGCATTGTAGAATCTGCGCGGGTTTGCGCGTAATCTGTTCCCGTCTTTGGAGTTCTGATAAGAATCGTCTTACTTTACCGCGTGACCAATGCC